GCGCTCGGCGTGGGGGTACTTCCTGACGGACGCGGTGCCCGCCCTCACGGACGCGCAGCTCGCGGACCAGCACGCCAAGTCCGCGCAACCGCACAGGCGGATGGTCATGGAGCGCATCCTGCGCGTGATCGACGAGTGCGGGCTCTGGGGCGCGCAGGGCGGCGAGGGCGGGAACGGAGGGGAGTGACGCCGTGGACGGAATCAAGATAGGGCTTTCGGACGGCCTTGTCGCGACGCTCGACGCCGCCTCGGTGAAGGCGCTCGCAGGGGCGCTTGCCGGCGAGCTGAAGCGGATGCTCTGGGAGGGCATGGGGGAGTTCCGGCGCGCGAGCGGGCTTTCGGCCATACGGACTGCTGTCTGCGCGACGCGCGAGGACGTGAAGTACGTGCGGCGGTCGCTCGCCCCGGCGCAGCGGGAGGCTGTGCGCGAGACATCGAACCTTCGAGGGGCGAAGCGCCTGCAGTGGGAGTGGTTCTGCCGCCGCAGGAGCGAGGCCCCGCAGGAGGAGGTCAAGGCGTCGGCGGAGCTTGCGATAAGGTCTGTGCGGGATGCGGGCGGGTACGCCGTGGGCGAACTCGGTGCCTTCGTCACGTACGCCAACCGGCACAGGAGCTGGTGGGAGGGGGCTGGAAATGGGAAGTGACGTTGCGCTGCGCGTCCGCACGGACGTGGCGGAGGAGCGGCCCGCGCTCATGAGGTTCGTCGTGTGCGGGCAAGGCCGGGTGGAGCTCTGGGAGGTCTCGCTCGGGCGGGAGGGCGTGGTCGTGAGCCGCGCCGTGTTCGAGCGGCGGTTCCTGGGGCGGGCGTCATGAGCGCCGGGGCGCTGGAGTCCGGGGAGGCTTCCCCGGCGAAGAAGCTCGACGCCCTGCACGACATTGTGCAGGGCGGTTTTTCGGGTGTCAACAGGCGGCTTCGGCGGCTCATCAGGAGCATGAAGGCCGTCGAGAGCGGGCTTGCGGACGTCGGCGAGTTCCAGCGCAGGCTCGGCAGGGTCAAGTCGCATGCGCGGCAGCGGCAGATACTCGGCGTCCTGGACTGGCTCAACGCGCGGCCGTCGAACACGGTGAACCAGGCGGCGTTCGCCGTGTTCAGCAAGGTCTCCGGCGGATATCCGACGCCGGGCGCGCTCATGGCGGCGTGCCACAGGGCGGGCGTGGACATCCAGGTCGGAAGGCGCGTCCGGTGAAATAGGGGGACATGCGGGTCAATCGGGCTCCGTCTGCGAAAGCGGACGGAGCCTTTTTTTGCATTCGAGCCTTTTCGTCTCGCCGCGTCTACGCGTAGTCTACGCGCTTCGCGTAGACAATCTTCTTCCGCTTCGCCCAATGAAGACAGGGGTCGGGCGGGAGCCCCGCGACTGCCTACGCAATGACGTCTACGCCTTGCGCGTAGACGGGCTGAAAATGTTTCCCGCGAAGACGGCCACCCGGATGGACGGTGCATTCCGCACACGGGCCGGGCGGCGTTCGCGGAGGGAAGGCAATGAAGGAAAGTGCCGCCGAAGGGCGGATCGGAAGGGACGCGGGGCTCGCCATCACGGAGGCGATGGTCGACGCCGCGATAGCGCGCGACGCCGCGATGCGCGAGGAGCGCATCCAGCGGGCGGGGATCAGGGCGAGGGAGCGTGAGCTGAGGCTGGCGAGGGAGTTCACGCCGCCGCACTCGCCGCGCGTCCGGCAGAGGTGGAGCCAGACGTCGTCGTTCCTGCGCTGCACGGACGCGTTCTACGCGAAGGTCGACTACGACATCAGGATGTGGGAGAGGGAGCGCGACTACAGGCTCGGCGTCCGCCAGGTCGTCGAGGAGGTGGAGGCCGAGAGACGCCGCCGCGCCGCGCTGCGCGAGGCGTTCCGGCTGCAGCTCGCGGGAAGGGGGCGCGCATGAGCAGGACGTACAGATACGACCCGGAGGCAGGGTGCGGACGCGGCGGGAAGTCCGGGCCGAGGCGCCGCGAGGCGGAGCGCGCTGCGTCGGAGGCGGAGCCGATGCCCGTGGCGGAGGGCGCGTTCCACGGGGAAGGCGCGTTCCACGGGGGAAGCGCGCGGGCGGGCGAGGCGGAGATGGCCGAGGCCGTGGGGATGATGAGGCCGAGGGTCGAGCACCTCGTTTGGGCGATGGAGCGCGACGGCGTCATCTGCCGCTCGGAGCGCGAGGACTACGTCTCGATCCTCAACTGCCACATCTGCCGGGTGCTTCCGCTCTACGACAGGGAGCACGTGGGCAGGAGCGGGATGAAGGCGGAGCTATTCCGCTACCTGACGGTGTGCGTCGACTCTGCGGCGGCGAACGTCCGCCGCTACCTCTCGCGCAGCAGGAGGCGCGCGACGCTCGTGCCGGTCTCGGCGTCCGAGCCGGGCGCGGGGAGCGCCCGCGCGTGGTGGGGTGGCGACCTCTTCGGCGACCGGGGGAGGAGCGCGGCGCACATGGTGTTCTGCATGGACGTCGACACGCTCTTCGGGATGCTCGGCGAGGCGGAGAGGCTTGCGCTCGCGCTGAGGATCGAGGGGATGACCTTCCCGGAGATCGCCGACGAGCTGAGCGTCGTCTACGGCAGGCGCGTCACGCGCTTCCACGTCATGAACACGCTCTTCCCGAGGATCGCGAAGGCGGCGAGGAAGTGCGGCTTCGTGCCGGCAGGCGAGCTCTGGCGGGAGGGGAGGTGAAATCGTGCGCACTTTTCGCGGGCCGATGTTGTATATATCTGTCATGTGCGGCGGGAGCGATTCCCCGCACACGGAAACCACGGACGAAACGAAAGGAAACGCTATGGACAGACTGTCGTTCTTCGCGGACGTACCCGCAGACGAATACCACCAGGCGGCAAGGGACGGAAAGTTCCTGTCGAGCCACCTCCTCGGAGACTTCAGGAAGTCCCCGAGGCTGTACCAGAAGAAGATGAACGGGGAGATCGAGCCGTCCGAGTCGGCCGCGCTCGCCGTCGGAAGGGCGGTGCATGTCCTCGTCCTCGAGGGGCGCTCCAGGTTCGACGAGGAGTTCCTCGTCACGGACGGTCCCGTCAACCCCAAGACGGGCGAGCCGTTCGGGAAGACCACAAAGGCGTACAGGGAGTGGGCCGCGTCGCAGACGAAGGAAGTCGTGGGCGGGGCGGACTTCGCGTTCATGTCGAAGCTCCGGGAGAGCGTCTGGGCGCACCCCGTCGCGAGGGAGCTGCTGGACGAGGGGATCGCCGAGCAGACCGTCCGCACGCGCTACTGCGGCGAGCCGTGCCAGATACGCATGGACTGGTTCCGCGCCGACTACGGCGGGCGTCCGGCCATCTGCGACCTCAAGACGTGCGAGACCCTGGACTACTTCGAGGGCGACGCGCGGCGTTTCGGCTATCCGCAGCAGATGGCGTTCTACCGCGAGGTGCTGAAGGCAGCGAGCGAGGGCGCTGTCGAGGCTGACTGCTATCTTCTCGCCGTCGAGAAGCGCGAGCCGATGCGCTGCGGCGTTTGGAAGCTCACCGACGGCATCCTCGAGGCGTGCGCACTCGAGAACGAGCGCGCCATCGCGGAACTCCGCAGCTGCCGCCGGGAGAGCGTCTGGCCGACGCGCACCGAGGACATGAGGATTCTCGACGTATAGGGGACGCGCATGAAGATCGAGACGGAAAACGCGATCAGGAGCATCGTCACGATGGACGCGGAGGTCACGAAGGACGCGCTGGAGCACGCCATCGACATCCTTCGCGGGAAGGCGTGTTCGGACGGGGACCTCCTGCACGTCGTGAAGTTCAAGGACGCCTCAGAACTCCTCAAGGTCACGCAGCGGACGCTCCGCTACTACCTCTCGTGCGGCTACCTCGAACGGGTCTACGGATGCGGCGAGCGCGCCCTCGGCATTTCGCGCGAGAGCCTGTTCCGCTTCCAGACGCGGCGGGTCGTCCGCACGACCGACAAGCAGTCCCGGCACCTTGTGCAGCGCCGGAAGTGACACTCGGCTTGACACTCACACACAAAGGAAAGGAAGTCCAATGGGAAACCTGCTGGAAACGATAACGACGGGGAAGGCGCAGCAGCCTCCCCGCATCATGATATACGGCTCGGAGGGCGTCGGCAAGTCGACGTTCGCCGCGTCCGCGCCGAAGCCAATCTTCGTGCAGACCGAGGACGGCCTCTCGGAGATCGACTGCGCGAAGTTCCCGCTCTGCACCTCGTTCGCCGAGGTCGTGGAGCAGCTGAAGGCGATACGCGACGGCGAGCACGAGTTCCAGACGCTCTGCGTCGACTCGCTCGACTGGCTGGAGCGCCTCATCTGGGACCGCGTCTGCGCGGACTACGGCGTCAAGTCCATCGAGAAGGCCGACGGCGGCTACGGCAAGGGGTACACCTACGCGCTTACCTACTGGCGCGAGATCGTGAAGCTCCTGAACGAGATCCGCGCGAAGAAGCGGATGGCCGTCATCCTCGTGGCGCACGCCAAGGTGGAGCGCTTCGAGGACCCGGAGCATCCGGCATACGACCGCTACCAGCCGCGCCTACACAAGAGCGCGAACTCGCTGGTGTGCGAGTGGGCCGACGCGGTTCTCTTCGCCTCGCGCCGCATGCGCGTCGACTCGACGACCGGCAAGGCCGCTCCAGTCGGTGCCGACGGCGGCGAACGCATCCTCCGCACGAACGGCTCGCCCGCCTGCAACGCGAAGAACCGCTATTCGCTTCCGAGCGAGATGGCGCTCTCGTGGCAGGCCTTCATGGACGGCATGAAGGCCGGGTCGAAGAAGTAACGCAAAACGCAACTTTGAAAACGGGGAGCCCCCGCCTTGTGGCGCTGGTTCCCTTTTTTCATGCTCAAACGAAAAAGGAAAGGCACATAGACTATGGCACAGCTGAAGTTCAACGCGGCCGAGGTCGACACGACCTCC